CCTTGAAAAGCAGCTTTACCGAGACGCCGGATTCCCCGGCTGACACCACGAGGCGACACCATGAGCAAGGACACTGATATCGGCGACGCGGCCGAGCAGCAAGTCACACTCCAAGATTCAGCAGAAAAGGCGTTTGACACACTCTCCGGCGTGGAGCCGGTCGAGAAGGCATTAGCGACCCCGAAGGAACCCGAAGCCCCTGCATTTGAACTCCCATCGTGGGCGAAAATGTGGGGAGAACCGGCCCGCAATGCGTTGCAGGCCATCGGCGGTATTACTCACAACAAGGGCCACCTCGACCCGATCCTGAAACAAATCGAGGAAACTAACCAGTACACCACCAAGCGGGACCAGGAATACGCCGAATATCGCAAGAGCGTTGATCCGGTCTATTCAGTCCTGCGCGATCTGGAGCCGAGTTACCGGATGCAGGGCATGTCCTTGCAGCAAGGCGTCTCGCAACTGGTGGAAGGCGCGAAGTTTGTCGCAACCAACCCGGACGACGCTTTCCCGTATTTCGCGAACATGTACCGTCCGCGCGATCCGGCAACCGCCGTCCAGTCGATTGCGAAGCAGTGGGGTGTCGATCTTGGGCAGATTGTCCAGGAACAACCCTACATTGATCCAACCGTTCAAGCACTCCTGAACCCGCTACAGCAGAAGTTGGCTGCGATTGAACAGCACACCCAACAGCAGCAGTGGCAAGCGCAGGAGCAAGCGCGAGCGCAGCAAGAAGCCACACAGAAAGCCATTGTCGAGAAGCTTGCATCCCTTGAAGTTCAGAAGGACGAAAGCGGCAGTCTCCGATTCCCCCATCTTGCCAAAGTCTTTGACGATATCGTGATCCTCGCGAACACAGGCCGCTATCAGACGATAGAGGACGCCTATGATCGCGCGGTCCTGATGAACCCCGAGCTTTCCCAGTCGGTTGTCAAAGACGCTGAGCAGAAGGCGATCAAAGAGGCGCTGGCACGTTCCGAGAACGTAAAGAAAGAAGCGCGAGCCAATCAAAACGTTGGCGGAAAGGGCAAGAAGTCCGAAACCCCTCAGGGCAAGTCCCTAACCGATGCCGCGACGCTGGCCTACAACCAGTTGTATGGCACCGACTAATTTTGAAGGAATAGAGCAATGGCCGTCCCGAATCTCGGTGACCTTGTTGTCACCACGTTTGAAAACCAGGCCGCGAACATCGCGGATACCATCACCAACGAACACGCTGTGCTGAACTACATGGCGCGGCGCGGAAACGTCACCTCCACCAGTTCCGGTCGCCAGCTGTGGGAGCCGGTCATCTACGGCGCGAACAACAGCGTCAAGTGGTACGACAATTACGAGGTGTTCACCCCGCCGACCACGCAGGAAGTCGTAGACGCCGCTGTGTACGATTGGCGTCAGCAGGGCGGATTCATCGCCATTTCCGGCAAAGAGGAAATCATGAACTCGGGTAAGGCCGAGAAGATTTCTTTTGCCACGGCGCGAATCAAGCAGTTGATGGCGAACCTCAAGAACGATGCAGGCCAGTCGGTGTATTCGACCGGAACCGGCTCGGGTGGCAAGGAGTTCGGCGGCTTGCAGCTTCTGGTTGCCGACGATCCGACCGCAGCGGGCACGGTGGGCGGCATTTCCCAGGCCACGAATACGTGGTGGAGGAATTACGCCAATCTTCTCGTTGCGGGTTCGGCGACCACCATCGGCGCTGCCCTGCGTCGTGCGATGAACGTGGCATGGCTGAATGTGTCGGTGGGTACGGAATCCCCCGACCTCATCACCATGGATGCCAACTGCTACAACTACTACGAGTCCACCTTGCAGGAACTGGTGAGATTCACCCAGACCGAGAAGGCCGACAGCGGATTCATGGCGCTCAAGTACAAGAACGCCGATGTGGTGTACGACGCCTACTGCCCGACCGACCACGCCTACCTGCTGAACACGGATACGCTGTTCCTCCGTGCTGCACCGGGGCGTATGTGGACGCGCGGCGACAAGCGCACCATTCAGAACGCGGATTACGACGTGATCCCGGTCTGGATGATGGGCAATCTGGTGGTCAACAACCGCCGTCGCAACGGTGTGTTGAAGATCACGGTTAGCTAACCTGTCGAAGGCCGTCTTTCGGGGCGGCCTTCTTTTTGGAGCACTATGGACCTTTACGACGTAAACCCCGAATTGTCCACCGACGCCAAGTCAAGAATCGAGGCGGTACTTGGGTTTGAGGCCAAGAAAATCCGCGCCAAGTTCCTGATTACCGCGCCGAAGGACGGGCTTCGCTCGCAAGAACTGGGGCGTCCGATCCATGTCGATATGGTGTCGATCATCGAAATTCCCGAGGGTGTGGCCGATTACATGACCCGCCCCGCCACGGAAGCCGACAAACACAAATACCCGAATGAGTGGGCGCGGTTTCAGCAGGCTCTTGCCGATCCGAAATTCCCGATTGAACACCTTGCAGGTGCAAAGCCCTGCGAAGTCGCCATGTTCCGCGAGAACGGCATTACCACGATCCAAGCCGCAGCCGCGATGACCACGCCGCAGCCTGAGCTTGTGGACGCTGTGTTGCGTGCGAAGCGTTGGATGATGGTGGCCGCTGGCGAAAAACCCCGAATCAAACTGGAGGCTGTGGCATGAGCGCGTATGACCGAATTGCCTACGGGCCAGACCTGAAACAGGAAACGTATTACATCGAGGGCAAGGGATGGCGGACCCATCATGTCATCAGCAATACCAGTTCCTTCGAGCGCGAGGCAACGGAGGAGGAAATTGCGGCTGTTGCTGGTGCCGAGAACTTGGATGCAGATGAACCGAAAAAGCCCGGCAGGCCCAAGAAGGCGCGCTAAATGAGCATGACGCTGAAAGAGATTCTGGACATTGCGCTCGGCTCATGCGGCGTCACTGTGCCTACAACCTGGATTGGGACGAACAACCTCGCCACATCCAACCAGGTCAAGGCGCTCGCAAACCAGTCCGTATTGTCCATCCGACAATATCCGCTGCAAAAGCAGACGCGCGAGTATTCGTTCACGCTGACCAGCGAATCGAGTACCTACGCACTGCCGCAGGATTTCCTTTCCATCGTGCCTGATACCATGTGGGTGCAGGAAAGTTTGTGGCGGGTGGATTTCCCCACGGACCCGACCGTATGGGCGTATCTAAAAGCCTCTGCCGGACCTCCGGGTATCTGGGTGCGCTGCCGGATCATCAACGGGTTTTTCGAGTTCTACGAGCCGCAGGAGGGGATGATTGTCGGCTTTGAATACTTCTCCAACGCCCTGATTCAGGACGGCGCTAGAGGCGATCCGAAACAGTTTTTCTCCAATGACAATGACATTTGGCTGATTGACGATGGCCTGATCGTCTCGGATATCAAATGGCGCTACAAGAAAGAGAAGGGCTTGGATTGGCAGGAGGACTACAAGCTGTATCAGGATGATCTTGTAAAGTTCCTCGGCCAGCAGAACGGGGCTAAGACCATCATGCCGCATGACCCGTGGACGCCTGAGCCGCTGGCCAATCTCTGGCAGCTTCCGCAATGACCGCGGCTGCCTCGATACCGGCACCCTCCGGGGGATGGAACGCAAAAGACTCATTCGACACCATGCCTGCGGGCGATGCTGTGAAGATGGTGAACCTTATCCCACGCGATGGGTTTGTAGAGTCCCGCAAGGGATACTCTCTATTTTGCAACTTAGGGGTCGCATCTCCAGGGGTTTACGGTGAATCCATTTTCTCATCCCAGAGCGGCCTTTTTGTGGGGTATGGCGGACAAATCATTGACATAACAACAGGAACGCCAAGCGTCATATTCTCATCAGGGCAACTTGCCGTCACTCAGTGGCAGACAACCCGGTTCCAAGACAAGTTGATTGCTTGTTGTGCTGAAGTATCGAACCCGCTTTATCAGCCGGGTCAAGTTATTGACTCGACAAACGTAGCCACTGAGTTGGTTGTTACAGGTCCGACTGGCGCTTTTTGGGGCTGCAACACCTTCAAGGGCCGGGTTTACTACTGGCAGAAGGATTCGCGCTCATTCTGGTATGCCCAAGCGGGCGCGTTCCAAGGGGTGTTGACCGAGTTTGATTTAAGCACGCAGATCACAACGGGCGGCACGCTGGTCATGATGCTGACCTACACGCTAGACGCTGGAGACGGTGTTGATGATCTTGCGGTTTTCATCTTTTCGACGGGCGAGACGCTGGTATATCAGGGCGATGATCCCGAGAACTCCCTTCGCTGGTCATCTTCTGGACGCTTCCAGATTGGCGAGCCGCTGGGAATCCGGGCGCATCAGAAAGTGGGTGGCACAGAAATCATTCTGACGAAGGATGGTTACGTTGACCTTGCCCAAGCCCTGCGCAATGGCCGCTACTCGGAAGAATCCAGCTATTCAAACAAGATTATTGGCGCAGCCAAAGAGGCAGCCAGGTCTTATGGTGATCTTTTCGGGTGGGAGTGCCTTCTGTATCCAGCGGGCAATCTTTTCATCGTAAATGTCCCCCAATCCGCGCAGACATTAACCCCGGATGGTGAGGGGAACTACTTCTACTCGATAAACTCCATCCAACATGTACGCAACACCTCAACAGGCGCGTGGTGCAAGTTCGAGGGGATAAACGCGAATGCCTTCTGCGTTTACAACGACCAGTTGTATTTCCTGAACTCAACTGATGCGTTTTTGGCTGACTTTGGCAATTCAGATAATGGAAGCCAGATCAGTTTTGAGTGCATCCCCGCGTTCAACCATCTTGGCGCTAAAGGGCGAAGGAAACAGGTGACTCTATGCTCTCACATAACCAACTTTGCCTATCCTGAATACATCGTCAAAGATGGCATGTCTGATTATAAGGTCGAGTACCAAAACCAGGTAGTCACAAGCGATTTTTCGCCGGGTGCTTTCTGGGATTTGGCGGACTGGGACGAAACATTCTGGGCCTCTGAGGAAGAGGCGCTGATTCAAACGACGGAAGGATGGTCCGACATTTCCGCTTTCGGTTATGCCGTCACCGTGTCTCTGCGCATCATCCTAAACGGATTCGCGTTCAAGTGGTACGCGACCAACTATATCTACCGACCCGCTGGAGTGATTTAACATGCCTTGGATTGGTTCAACCTACGTCCGCACCGATGGCACCTATAACGGGCAGACGGTATGGTTTGAGAACTTCTCAAACAACATCAAGATTGTCTATTCTCGACACGATACCCACGACCAGGACATTGCAGACGGCATTACCGCGTGCTTCAACAAGAACGGGGCCAACAGCCCGAGCGCAAACCTGCCGATGGGTGGGTTCAAGTTCACCAGCTATGGCACGGCATCCGCGAATACCGACGTTCCGAAATGGGGGCAAGTGCTCGGGACTGTGACACTGGACGGCGGAACATTCGTAGCCACGTTCACGGACAGGGACGGCAATACGATTACCACCTGCGACCTCTCTCCCATTTCGGGGGGCGGAGGAGGCGGGGCACCTACGGACGCAACCTACGTCACCCTTTCCACGAACGGTAGCCTGTCAAACGAGCGCGTGTTGACCGGGACCGCTGGGGAGATAGCCTTTACGGACGGAGGGGCAGGAAACGCGGTTACGGCGGCTCTCACGGCCACCGGAGTCTCGGCAGGCACCTACACGCTTGCAACCATCACGGTAGACGCCAAGGGCCGATTGACCGCCGCGGCCAACGGATCGGCTGGTACGGCGATTACCACGATCAACGGCACAACCCCGATAACGGTATCCGGCTCTGGAGCCTCGCGCACGGTCGCCATTTCTGCGGCTACTACGAGCGCACGCGGCACCATGTCATC